ATGCAGACGGGGGGTCAGTTTTGCGATGACCCCCCGCCCACCCGTCGTCACTCTCTTTCAAAACTTCAAGCAGTTGCTGCCGGCTTCGTGACGAGTATGTGCATTCCGGTGACGTTCAGATTTACGATTTCGTTCATTGTCTGTTCGATCGACAATTCAAAATCAGCATCCGAAACGTCAAGACTAATGTTTGCTATTCTCGCCAGTAGTCCTGGTGTGTCGTACCCTTGTGCGTGGTCAAACTCATACCACTCTTGGTAGTTGGTGAAAGGATTCCAAGGGTTGTCGACAGTTGTCAGCATGTGTTCGCTGTCGTCAGCCATCATCCTCCTTACCGAAGAAGAGCAGAGTTGAGCGTGCTTACAGGAACGCCTAGTGAATCAGCCACCTCTGCCTGCGTGTAGCCAGCAGCGATCCTGGCCTTAGCAATGGCTAGCTTAGAAGGCGTCATTACGGTTGCTGCGCGAGGTGTCGCTAGCTTCCGCACTTGATCTATGTCAGCGTTGTCAAGGATCTGACTCAGCTTGCTTGTACTGACAGCGCCTGACTGAATGGCTTGCCACTCAGCATCTGTGATCTCGATTTTCTGCTTTTGTGCTCCGACTCGAGCACGAGCAGTCGCAAGTGCTTGACCTTTGATCTTCTTGACATCTGACGGATCGATGCCGGGATTCGCAGATACGCGGGCCTTTACGACACTACCGGCCAGCAACTGCGCTTGACGTTCTAGCGGTTTGTTCTTCAGTGCCAGGTTCAGTTTCGAGTTCAGTGACGCAACCTCTGACGCATGAACCTTGTTGGCGCTAGGCGAGTAGTTCAGACTGCCTGTGTGCAACGCCTCTTTACGTGCTTGATTAGCTAGAGACTTAAGCGCGTTAGAATGAGAAGCATACACTTCTTCAATGGGCATGCCACTCGACAACGCGTGAGCATCACTGACTTCTGCCAGCTTAGTAGATCGCACTGTCTTTGCGATCGTTCGACCTTGCTTGTCTTTGTACGTTGCGCCTGTTGGTTCGTAAACCTTAGCGCCAGTGGCAGCGTCTACAGCCCCGCCTTTAGCAGCAGGCCTTAGCTTTCGATCTGGCACCCTGATCTCGGAACTTGCTCTCGACACGATGGTTGACGCACCGGCAAGCCGGCCTGTAGCACCGCGACCCTGATACTTCTCTTTCAGTGAGGCGATGCCGTTGTCGACGTAAGACTGTTTGTAGTTGAGGTTATGCTTCTCAGCATCGATCACAACCATTGAGTGACGAACTGCTCGAGCGAGCTCGTCAGCCTTAGCGCCTCTGATCGACATGTCAGTGATCAGGTTAGACACGTCGCCCATCTGCTGTTGCTTAGCGCGAGGCGAGATCGGCGTCATGCCTTTATATCCTGGATACGTTTGCTTAGGATCGAAGTCTTTCAGTCCTGACAGCGGCGCAGCAGTCTTGACTTCTCCCTTGTTGTTCGGGATGACGAGAACCGTGTCACCATCGAAGTCAGCACCAGACAAGCGCTCAGCGACTCTCGGGTGAATGCCGATAGCGTCGACTGCATTTCCTAGTGCTGCCCTTGCGCCCGCATGCTTGTTATTTACCGTGACCTCAGGTATCTCGAACGGTCCGGCATGGGGGTGTCGAATCAGAGCTACGCGCTCACCATTTCTGTAGTTAGGCGCATAGACTTCATTTTCCTTCAACGTCTCGACTGGAAGGATTACGTGTGTTCCCTGACGAGGCAACGCTGCTGCCTTAAGATGCACAGCTGCAGAGTCTGCTGTATCAGCGAACGTTTCCAGCAGCTGACGTTTTACAACAGGGTTTGTCAGATGACGAATCTCACCTAGTTCGTCTCTCCTTGTCTGCAGGGCAAGATCAAGCTGACGTCTGGCCAGACCCACACTCTGCTTGGACAGGACTTGACTGGACAGCGTGCGAGACCAGTCTTTCCAGTTGCCTTCCTCGTTTACTATATTCATCGGGGAAAGTTTCTTCTTGCCAGAGGCGTCTGTGTAATGACGCTGTCTGACTGTGGCGCCAAAAGGATTTTCTTCATCCTTCTGAGCCTTCAGTGCATCTAGCTTATTTCCTGTATTGCTTTTGCTGGTGTGGAACTCGAGGTCGGTACCGGCAGGCAGGTTGTTCTTGTACATCGCCATGCCTTTGATGTAATGAGTGCCGTCTACGGCGATTCGCACCTGTGCGTATTTCGCACCGCCGAGAGACAGTTCTTCCACACCAGGACGAACGTATATTACGCCGTCTGCTTTGCCGCCGCCTTGTTCCGAGTAGACAATCGATATTCGTTTGGAGCTGATGTTAGCGGGCGGCTCGATAGCCGTGTAGTCGTGGCCGCCATTTTCACTGTACGCAGCAACTGATTTGATGTCTTCAGGATGACGGACGATGTCTACGTATTTGGTCCCCGGGGGTGCAAGAACCTTAATCGTAGTCTTATTTCCTGTGCCTAGCTGGTCGACCTGAACATTGTGAACTTCATATCCCTTTTCCCGCAACATAGCTACTGCGGTAGAGAGTTTGGTCGAACTGATGCCGAGATGACTCTCAGTACCAGATCCGATATCCAGGTAACCGCCTTGCTTGAGTCTTTCTTCAAGCAAGTTGGCAGTTGACACGAGAACATCGCGCTTATCGGCCAGCGCAGGATTGAGCAGAGCGCGAACTGACGACTCAGCTATTTTCATACGCTGGCCGATAGCAACGTTCGACAGACCCTTATTCTTGAGCCTGAGTGCTAGAGCAGCGTCTGCTTTGCCTACTTCATTTTTGGCAATAGCACGCGCTGCCCGGAGTTGCGTGGTGGTGATCCCCAGACCCTTGGCAATATCGACTTCCGACAGACCTTTGACCTTCAACTCTTCCACGTAACCCAAGAATCCGCGGCTTCGTTCTTCGGACTGCTCACCCGAACCCCAGGGATATCGGCCAGACCGGCGAAGGATGCCGTAGTGATACAAATCTGCTGCGTCGGTCATTTCACCCCTTTGCCTGGAAGTCGGTGATGTACTGATCGAAAACGATGATCTTGCTCATTATGTGCGCTATCACATCTATATCCGCGCTACTCACAATGACATCGTCGTCCTGGTAGATCCGGAGTTCCATCTCGATTTCGCCTGGTTTGATTCCATATTCGAGACAGAACAACGCGGCATAGATATCAAGCTGCCGCATCGAACCTTTCTGAACGGTACCCGTCTTCAGATCGTGAATTCGCAACAGGTTCCGCGTGAACGATATTGAGTCGGCATGACCGTAACAGTTCGGCGAATAGTAGAGCACCTGTTCGGTCGACATCCTATATCCGATAGCGTCGTTCACGTACATGTTGAGCGTCTGGCGAGTTCGGGGAAGCTTTATGCCTAGCCTGATGGCTTCGTGCGCGAAGGCGTGAAGTTCAGTGCCTCTCCTGGCTGCCTGCGCGTTGTGCCACACTACTGCCAGCTTCTCGGCGTCGTAGTTTACCCAGTGATAGTTGCTGGCGCTCAGAAACGCGTGTTGCCCCACGAGATCTGAATGCTCGTTGAAGTTCACGCAGGACCTCATCTTGATTGCCGGGATGAACGAAAGCCGCGAACGACATCGCATCCATCATATCGACGTAGTAGTCTTGGTTAGGCTGTTCCCCGGCGGCTCCGTGGGCCTTGCATTCCAAAGCCGCCCATCTTTCGCCGAAGAGTATCAGGAGGTCTGGTACTCCCTGCAAGTAGTTAGGGTCGTTCTTCAGGATTATGCTGCCAGGGAACAGCCCGCGCAGTGTTTGCACTAGCTTCGTCTGAAACGAGCTCTCACGTGCCACGGCTTTCCTCTCTTGTCAGGGCATTGCGCACCAGCTCCTTATTAGTTACTGATGTAGAAAATGACAAGGCACTTAACAGCGAATGCCTAATTCAGACAGCGTTGAAGTACGTGAAGCACTGCTCCGTACTATTCAGGTAGAAGGCGCTGCCGTTGGTCGTACCCCCGTTCAGCCACTGATTGTTCCAGTGGGCATTCTTGAACGCGACGCCGTTGCTACCGCACGGAACACGAGTGAAATTCGCACCCCACGGAAGCGTGCCGTTGCAGGAGTCAACACCGGCTCTGGCGTTCGTCTGGCTGTTCTGATAATCCCCGACGCAGTTGTTCTGGTGATTGCCGTTGGTGGACTCGATGAGTACGTAATTGCCAGAACTGGGAACCTCGAGGAAATCGTTGTTCGCAGTCTGCGCAGTCTCACCGTTCAGGTAGTCGCCAGCTCCGCCGCCCCAGTCGTTGAAGAAGGCGCCGCTGTTCTTGTACTGGTTTCCGTTGCCGACAGTCAGCGGGGTGACTTCGGCAGACGCTGACACAGACGGAGACGGTACGACGACGGCGACTGCTGATACAGCGGCCGAAGCTGTCATCGGCTGAATGGATCCGAACACGAGCGCGCCAAACAGCGGCAGGGTCGCCGCCAGGAAATACTTGATCTTCACGCAGTTCCTTTCATAAAAGTGAGAGCACCAGTCTGCATCAAGCAGGCGTACTCTACTTCCTTCTATTATAGGGCATGATTCTGACGCGATAGTCGACCATAGTCGAGCTATATCCTGGGGTGTGGGGTTGAAGGGGCGAGGGGGCTTGAAGACCTGTTTTGAATATGAGTGTAGTTTGTCCCCTAACGTCCGAGTGTGATGTTGTGATACATTTTTTGAGAAAAGACTTCCAGATTTTTTACAAGATGTTTCTACGATTCTCTCTATATATTATACTACTACTACTACTACATAGAAAGAAAAAGTATCACATCCATCACAAGTGGCTGTTGACCTGGGCATGTACCGAGACAAATCCAGTTTTGAAAGTATCACAATGTGATGAATATCTATCACAAATTGTGCCCTGGACCTGTCTCGTCACGTCATCGTCTTGAGAGCGGCAGTCTCGTTGAAGTTGCGTTTCGTCTCGAGAGCCCTCGAAATCGCAATATCTATCACACTTCCGCTCCTCAGAATGTAGTAATTCATCACATCGAACGGCGTATTGAGACGATCGATGCGACCCTGAGCTTGCTCGAACTGACGATATGAGTACGTCAGCGAGTAGAAGACCATCGCGTCAGTCTCGATGCAGTTCCATCCTTCAGCACCTGACATGTACTGTACGAGGTATATCCATTCATCTCCTTCCGGCAGAGGTTCGTGTTTATGACCGTTCCATTCTGCTACTGTGGTCGACTCTGAAAGGGACCTCAGCAGGTCCAGTTCGTAGTCGAAGTTGTAGAAGATGATAATACGCGGATTCGCGATCAGCAGATCCTTTATCCTGGAAAGCCGTGACGGATCTGAGTTGACGACTCTCCTCATCAGGCTGAAGAGTTCGCTCACATGACGTACCGGCCTGTTCTCCAGGTAGTTCCATCGTCTCCTCCACACCACCTCGAATAGCTCTTTGTCGTACTCACAGAAGATGTCGATCTTACGCCTGGTCGTGTGACGCTCGAACGGCATCTCTACAAGGATGGACCGTAGGTGTTTCGCCAATACGGCGGTACCCAAGAAACGTTCCACTTTTGGGAACTTTGTGAACCGGGAGAAGACGACGTGTTCCCTCACGAATTCCGTCCGATTCCGGTAGAAGCCATTCGCGATAAAGACCGGCGCGTAGTCCAGCCACGTATCGCCAGGGGTTGCACTCAGCAGCAACCACTGATTCTTCTGAGTGATCTTCAGAAAAGCTTTGACCCATACTCCCGATCCCACCACTCTCTGCTCGTCGAATATGAAGAATGCTCCTTCCACATCCTCATACTCTGCTAGGTTGTTCCACGAGTCCACCTCAGGAAACAAGGCGAACTCCCGTGCCTCAGACTGCCAGTCCCCGCTATCCCGCTTCTTGGCTGTCGTGATGACTATCAGACGTTCCGCGGTATCCGTGTCGTTGTAGTAAGCCAGGGCAGTTATCGTCTTCCCGCTGCCCGTGCCGCCCTTGAGGATGCATCCGTTCTTCAGCTCAAGGACGGCCTTCTTCTGATGCGGCATGAGCTCGATCATTTATTTTCCAGGATGATTTCTTTCATGTCGTCGCTCGCTTTGGCTCCGTAAATGCACCCCATGCTCCAGCCGTCGTTGAACGCGTCCTTTGTGTGCTCCCTGATTTCTTTCATGCGGGAGTTACTGGCCTGGTTCATTCTCAGTATCCAGAACACTGAAGAACCAGAAGAGCACATAATCGCGGTAATGATTACTATGATGAATATCTCCATAGTTCCTTCTTTCTCGTAACGCTTACTTCTTACGCGTCTTTCGGCATTTTCTTCCCTACGACCAGGCCTTCTTTGTATCGCTTCTCGCCGAGATCGTAACGGCGCTTGTCTTCTGCGCGCACATACCGCCCGAAACTGTGCGTGAACACACTGAGGAGCAAGGCGTACGTGGCGAGTACTGAGATCACGCTGCAGATTACAAAAGCTATCATTCCGGATTATCCTTTCTCGCGATCAGGTTAACGTCTTGGCTGTTCCTGTGCCTCCTTTAAGTAAACAGCCATTCCTCATTCTCAGGATGGCCTGCTTTTGATGCGGCATGAGTTCGGTCAGCGATCATCCCTTCCCGAGGCCGCACGACGAACCAGCACGCGAAAGTCCTGCTGATACTTAGCTCGAGCTGTCTTGGATCATAAGTGAAACACTCATCCAGCTCTTTCTTGCTGAATATCTGCCGGGTGAAGTCTGGCTGGTTCAGGTGCATGTAGTTGCCGCCGATGAAGAAGTAGTCTTCAGCCGGGTCATAAGGATACCTGAAGAGCGCCCACGTCAGACGCGCACGTCCGGCAGGCCAGCTATCTACTGTAGCGAACATCGCACCGATGTTGACAC